TCTAATAAGGCACTTTCTAATTCAGTAATATATGTTTTAACACCGCGTGTTGTTAAATTACGAACATATTCTTCGTATTGTCCTGTACGTTTTAGTTCAGTTTCCATTACTATTACACAATCAAAACACATTTTATGTAGTGGCCACATCTTTTTATTTAAGTTGTGGTTTTTCATTGCTTTACCACATTTAGGACAAGTTAGTGGTAAGTTGATGGCTTCTTTTAATTTATCAAAGCGTGTAACTGTTTGTTTAATGCCGTTTTTAATGGTCCATTTTTTACCATTCTCATCCCATATATCACCCTCTTTACGGTCTACTTGCGCCTTAGAATAACCTATCTGCGTTGCTGTTTTAGCGGTGTAGTCCTTAGTAATAATGTTACGCATACGTTGAACATCGCGTTCTTTAAATTCACGTTTTAATACATTATCACTCATAAATCTAATTCTTTAAGTTGTTTGATTGTATTAGCTGCAGAAGTATGAAGAATACCAATTCCTCCTTGAGCATGCCACTCTTTAATTGTTTTTTCCAAGTCGTCAATTAAAATAGTATATTTGCCTGAAAATAATTGTTTTTCATGTCTTGGATAAAGTAATAAGCTTCTATATTGTGTTGCTGGAATGTGTGATTTAACCCATGCTTTTTTTCCTTCTCTAGATGATGCACTACGAGATGGTGATGATAAGAGATTTGGTCTATATTTTTTAATATATTGCCAAAGTAAAGGACCATCGGATTTCCATTCTAGATTAGCCCACCAAGAAGGACCAGCTTGATCTACAGGCTGCCAAAACTCAGGAGTACTATTAACATAATGAGTAGTATCTACACCTGTTAATTCTTTATAACCTTTGACGAAGTCAACAATGACTCCATCCATATCGCAGTAAATTGAATACATAACTTATTGATATATTTCATTATTTTTCTTACCAAAATCTCTTAGTAATACTCCTGCTTTAGCGTTTGCTTCGTTTTCAATATCAGAACCAGTTTTTCCACTTTCATAATTAATTCGTCCATCTAAATTTTGTTTGTGGTGAACTAATTCATGAGCTAACGTTCTTAATATATCAGCCATATTTCTATTCTTCACATAAACCCATATTTTGTGATTATTCGGATCAAAATAACCAAAACTACGTCTGTCTTTTACTTGATTAGTATCATAGGAGAGAGTTAAGTTACGTGGAGGATTTTGAATAGCCAAGTTTTTAACAGCATACTTTATAAATTCCCCTATAGTTGCTGTTTGGCTTTCATTTAAACGACCTTCAGTTACTGGTGGTTGTTCTGGGGTAGCTTCTGGTTTGGGTTCTTCTTTAGATGTTTTACCCATTGCTAGTAAAAAATCAGCTACTTCAACTCCATCAGGTAGGAATTTCTTAATTTCCTCTTCATTACCAGCTTTTATAGCTCGTCTAAGATCAGTAGCATTTAAACCACCAAAATTACCACCATCAACTACTTTTGCATTTGGATATTTACTCAAATTTTTATATCTATCCTCTTCACCTTTACCATAAGCAGCATATACAGTTAATTCAGGATTATTTTCTACAAAATCGAATACATCCTTAACAGGAGTAACAGCAGATATCCTTAATTCAACTCTATCACCATCTACTAATTGTTTCTTATATAATTCCCAAGCAGCAACACTCTCTTCAGGTGATATACCATCGTGTATTTTAGGTGAAATTAATATCACTACTTGATCAGCTTTATCAAGTAATTGTTTTACCACACTAAAGTGACCTTTATGTGGTGGTTTAAATTTACCTGGGAATAGAGCAAATGTTGTTCCTTCTTGTTCAAGAAGTAGAGATGCTATATATCTACCTAAATTAGTTTCGTTTAATGTATTATTCACTTTATCTAATGATTTTTGTTTATTATCGCCTTTAGGTGTACCTACTTCACCACTTTTAATAGATACCATCGAATTAAAAATACCTTTAATGCGATTTTTAGAACGTGGATTTTTTACCTTAGATGATATATCATTTAATAGGTCTTCGAATTTACCATCTATTTTATAATTAGTAAATAGTTTTTTGATATTAGACCAATTACTAGTTTTCCATACTTCGGTACGATCAACTTCTTTAAAATTATCTAGTGTTACTATACGTAATGTTAATCCTGCACTTGATAAATTAAATTCATATTCTTGATTTGCTTCGAGTTCAGGTACATTTTTTATACCCATACGAGCAAATATTGACTTAGGATCTTCTTCTAAACATATCACCTTAGCTAATCCTAACAGTAATCCTTGTACTTCAGCAGGATAATCTAAAAATTCTTTTTTAAATTCAGCTTCATCATCACTAACAGAAACAATATTATCTATTTGAACGTATTGGCCTGGTTGACCTTCTATAGGATATAATATAGTAACTATCTCACCTGTGTTTAGGTATTTTTTACCTTTATATTTCTCACTTTTAAAAGGTACAATAACGTCATCTGGTAGAGCAGCTAGAAATTTGGCTAATTCTAATTTAATATTTTTCTTGTCTGTAGCTTCTACATTAACAATTAAGTCAATATCACCAAAATCTTCTTTAGCACTTGTGTTATATGAACCCGAAATTTTAGCGCTTTTAAAAGTAGGAAATTTCTTTAATATTCTATTGATATAATTGTCTGTTGTTTTAGCAACAGCATCTCTAGTAATTCTATTTCCACCTGCTGAACCTGACATTATGCTTTTTCTTTTTGGTAAGGAATTAATTTAGAATTATCAGGTAAGAATTTACCTTTTAATCCTAATCTATCTTGATTATCAATCCAATATTTTTGGAGATTGTCTGGGATATCGGCTCTAGTTGAGTCAAGTATTTTAAGGTATCTGTCTATGATAGAGTTATATTCTTCTTTAGATATATTTTTCTTCATGAAATCTTCTAACTTAAAATAATCATCTAAAATATCTTGAGTTAAATTAAAACCATATAATTTATTTAATAAAGCAATTGCTTCTTTAGGATTAGATGCTTCTTTTTCGCCTGTATCTTTATTGATAACACCTGTAGAATGACCAAATGTTCTACCTTTATTAGAGAATAAAGCTAACATTAATTGTGTACGATGTAAACCTTTAACATTACCCTCATACGATTGAGAATAATAACTAAAGCGTAACCATTCAGGATTACCTATATTAATATCAGTTTGTACTGCTTTATCTAATTTTTCACCACTAGGGGTGTATTGAGGAATAGCACAAAATATAGAACCAGATCCAGAAGCTTTATCGTCTACTTCAACATCAGGTAAAGCATTATTAATTTTTTCAGCTATCAATACAATCATAGCACGCAACTGAATTTTTTCAGGTGATGCTGATCTTGCACGTTTTGAAAATTGTGTTATTAATTCATTGTATTTATTTTCATCTACTCCCCAACCTTTAAAGTCAGGTTTTCCACCAGGAAATATATTTTGGATATCGTAAGATAAATCAATATCACCTGATGTTGCTTTTTTACCAGCTGATCCTAATTTTTCAAATGAAGTAAATGTAGATGCTTTTGCAGGGAATATTTTAGATAATTGATCTACAAATTCTTCAATTGTAGGTTCAATGTTATCTTTTTCAATTGAGTCAGTAGTACCAAATACATTACCGCCTTCTTTTAATATTTGCTTAGCAATTTTTAGTAGTTGGATCATAATTAAACATAAATAGGTAACTTGGACAGTCCAAGCTACCTATAAATATTTAATATTTAATTATTATACATATAGACTCTTCCATGATAGTCTATCAAAATAGCACTCATATTTTCCACCCAATCACCAGAATTTAGATATCTTTTACCATCTATCACTCTGTCTTCTGGTTGATGGATGTGTCCACATATAACTCCATCGCATCCTTGTTTTTCTGCCATTTTTAAAGCAGTTACTTCAAAATCATTTACATAACTCACTGCTGTTTTTACACTAGCTTTTATTTTTTGAGATATGGATTGGTATGGTAATTTGCGCCATTTCCTATATTTGTTGTATTGTCTATTTGCCCATAGAGCTAAGTCATATCCTATTGACCCAAGTTTAGATAACCAATTATATTTAGTAATAAAAACATCTATTATATCTCCGTGAAATACATAATAGCATCTTTCTTTCCAGTTATCGTACTCTATATGCTCTAAATACTTTATTTTATAGTCTTCTCTTATTTCTATTCCACCAAAATGATCACCTATAAATTCTTGTAAAAATTCATCATGATTACCTCTTATCCAAATGATTTGAGTTTTATTAGATAATTTAAGTAATTTAGAAATAACTTTAGTGTGTTTCTTTTTCCACTTAGCTCCTCTATTTAACGCCCACCCATCAATTATATCGCCATTTAATATTAAAAGATCTGTTGGGTGTTTTTCTAAAAATTCTATAAATTCTTCTGCTTTGCTATCTTTTGTTCCTAAATGTAAGTCAGATACTACGATTATTTTGTACGTCATTTTTTAAATAGTTTTTTCCAAATTTGATTACGAGGATTACCAAATTTCATACCTAAGTATTTTCCTATAACAGAACCAACTATATAAAATATAACAACAGTAAATTTACCTTTTAACAAATCATCAATTGCATAATACGTAGAGGCTAATGCTACTAAATTTATCCAAATTGAATTTAATAAAAGTGCTGGTATTTTATTTTGATATGTATATTTTATTTCCAATACTTTAAGTATATTGTATAAAGTTTGAGCAAATAAAACAATTATTTCTTTATACATTATCTATAAAGTACATAGTTTAATAATAATCATCATTAAAATACAAGTACTAATTATTATTTCTTTAAAATAAATTTTCTTTTTCATTTTAGTAACTTTATTTAATGATTATTCACATATAAATATTTTAAGCAATCTTAATTGATGTAGGTAATAATTCAGTAATAGGTTTAAATTCTGGATTTTCTAGTTTGTAAATGTCATATATTTTCTTGAACATTTCAAAATTAGTAGCAATACTATCTGATGGTTTTAATTGCCATCCTTTACCTTGAATTGCATCTTTTTTACCTTCTCCACGAGTAGCTGCTTTTAACCACAAAATACCAGTACGTTCAATTAAAGTATTGTGTGTTTCATTCCAAGCAACAGCATATGCTGCTAACTGTAAATCATAAGAGGTATGAAGTGAGTTTGATGTTTTAATATCAAGTAACCAAACTTGGTTATTTAATTTAACAATTATATCAGTTGTACCTGCATATTCGTGAGTGTCTGAGAATAAGTGGTATTCTGAAGCTACTAGTTCTGGTTTATGTGTATTCCAAAAATCAGCAAACTTTAGGATCATCTTCCAAACCTCTAGACTGTATTCTGCTCTTCCATTTTCATCAATCCAATTAATTTCTTCACCGTTTAGGAAACGATCAATAGCATTGTGTACTTGAGTACCTTCAGATGCTGCTTTAGAAGCAATAATATCAGCATTGTGACCTACATCTTTAAGCCATTCATGGAAAAATTTATTTTTAGGAAAATAATTTAATACTGATGTTACGGAAGGATAATATTTATCATTTCGTCTGTAAAACCTGCTATCTAATACATTAACTTGTTTATCGCCTTCACTGTATTCAACAATGCGCTTGATTTTAGGGTCTTTTATAATGTTGACATGTCTATCAATCATATTAATTGTAGTTTTTTTTCGAGTAAACTGTGTAAGTTTAAAGGTACTGTTTGCTCAATTGTGTTAAGAAATTTTTCAAAACCTATTTCGTTTGCGTCTTTACCTTCCATTTCTACCAAATATATTTCTTTACCATACGACATTAACATTTCAGCTTGTTTTAAAGCATCACGTCTAGCGTCAGCATCTAAAGCAATATAAATACGATTAACAGAAGATTTGACTAGTTTTTCCATTAATTTACCATGTATAACTTTACCAAATAAAGGTATTACATTGCGTTTAATAGTAAGAGCATCAAATATACCTTCAACAAGTATAATTGGCGCATCCCAATTTATATATAACTCCCATCCAATAACATCTTTAGCGGATACAGGAGGATTTTTATATTTTTGTGGTGAGGTATCTTTATAATCTCTAGCTATAAAGTAATTTAGTTTTTTATCTTCATCATATGATGGTATAATAACACGACCTTCATATTTACCTTCTTTACAAAAACCAATATTATATTTTATAATATCGTCTTGTGTAATACCACGTTTTTTAAGGAATTTTACAGCGTGTTTTGCTTCGATTTGAGCAATTTTATCTTCAATTGTATTTGAAAGAGATATAAATTCTTTAGGAAATTCAAGTATATCTGATGTGTGATTGTCCTTTTTAGCCGGAACAATTAGAATATTTAATTCATTAATTTTACCTTGTGGCGCCTTAATTTTTTTAAATAGACTAAGTAGAGTCTTACCCTTAGCACCACACACCCAACAATGCCAAAAATTCTCACGTTTTGATGTTGTACGTAAGTTAATTTCCATTTTGTTTTTATGGTGAGTACAAAAAGGACATTTAAAAGCAAAATTACCTTTGCTTGTAGATTGTCCTTTACCTAGTACCGATTCTATTAGAAATAGTAAGGCTGTATTATCCATAACCTCAATATACGAAGTTATTTTGCCTATAACAAGTCTTTAGTGAAAAATTTACCTAATATATTATCGTTATATGCTCGATTATTACCAATCAAAACTTCACTTAAACACTGATGGTGCATTTCCCAATAGGTGAGTTGTTTTTTAGTTTTGCATTGTGATAATATCCAACAATCAAAATTTTCTTCTCCATATTGCTTAATATCAGCAAGTAATTCTTTATTTGAACCCCAATATGTTTTCCAATCACTCTCAACACGAATTACTTCGTGAGTTGATTTGCGACCTGGTCCTGATTGTTCAGCAAGTTGTTTTTTAGTGAGTTTGTGTTTTTTATTATTCCAAAACACTTTTTTACCAATATAAAACCTACCTGTTTTATTATTAGTTATTTTATAAACAAAACCAAAATATTTTGTTGGATCTATCACATCCCAACTTTTCCATTTATTCATCTATTAATGTTTTGTTTTAACAAATTCATGTAATAAATTTACATAATCATGTTTCCAATTTGGATTTAATAAAATTTCTCCTGTTGGTATTTCATTTCTTTGTCTTCTTCCTTCAATATATTCTTTATGGCGTTGTATAATATTTGGTCTATCAGGAGTATCTGTTCCCATTCCACTAGCATGGTAATCTCTACCACCCCATGCATAAAAAAAACTAACTTCATTATCAGGGGGACTAGCATATATATTTGAAGAAGGAGGTATATTATCTTTTATACTAAAAATAAAGGTCATATCATGTCCTGCATTTTCTAAAGGATATCTTCCTACTTTTTCAAATATTTCTTTACTAAATACCATCCCAGCATTTCCTATTCCTGTTATATCAACTATATTAGGAACATTAATAAATACACCTCTATTCCATTGTATCAAATGAGTGTCTTCTTTCCAAAATTTAGCTATATTAGATAGATGGTTGGGAAGAGATATATCATCATCATCCCAAAGAGCAATTATATCATATGAACATTTATCAACTGCAAAATTTTCTTTTTCACCTAAAGTATCAAAAGTATAATCTAAATTATATATTTTTATTTCTGGGTGTTCAAATTTAAGTGTTTGAAGAGGATAATCATTTACTATTATAAGTTCTTTTTTTCCTGGGTATTGTTGTTTTAGAAAAGATTCAATAGCTTCTTCTAAAAAACTTACTCTACCGTAAGTTATACATCTACATGATATGGGAGGATAATCTAAATTATACATGATTTTTGAGCTGTTTCTTTTATTTCATTAAAATATAAACTAGAACAATAATCTTTGTTAAAATTATCTTCTATGTTGTATGGTAAAACATTTTGATAAATTCCTTTATAGAATTTATCTCCCACCTCAACTACACCAGCATTATGGAATATAGTTGTTTCTTCCCAACGTTTAATAGGATCAGTAGCCCAACTAAAATCCATTTCAGGTACTACTTTAGTTTCACTTCCTCTTAACCAACCATTCCAAAGTACAGCCCACATATCAGCGCACCATATTTGTAATTCATGGTGGGATGGATCAGCTGCTTTTTTCTGATTATTAAGTTGAGTTATTTGATAATATAATTGTTCGCTATCCTTTTCTACTTTTTCCCAATATTCAGCATCAATATACTTTAAAATATATTGAGCTCCACCTGAGTTGGAATTCATTAGTTTAGGAATTAAAGGATTTATTTCTATTATTTCACACATTTTATTATATACGTCTTGTCCTTTAGATAAAATATAATCTGAGTTGATATAACTATTAGTGTTACTTAGATACCAAATTCTATCATGTAAAAATCTATTCCAATTAGGTTGTTTAGTAAATGCTATATCACAATCGTGATAAAATATAGCATCGTATTTTAATTCAGGGTAAGCAGCAAAATGTTGTTTTAAAATATTAGGACGAATAGAAGATATATAATGAATAGGATGTTGTCTAGTATCTTGATAAAAGAAAAACTTAACATTATTATAATGTGCTGCTAATTTATTCCAAGCATCAACATTAGCTTGTACAGAAGTAGTTAAATCACTTGGATTCCAAGCAACTAAAATTTCAATATTATTTGGATTAATCCCATGTTTAATAAAGTTATTTATCATAACTTCTACTTGCCAAGCATAATAAAGTAATCTTGGTTGAACACAAATGTAACGTAAATTTTGCATAACAATTTTATTTTATTTTAAGTATCATATTTTACAACAAAGGTCATATCTGTATCGGGAGACATAAGCATTGGTTTACCAAATTTAGCAACTGCTAGTAATTCATTATTATCATTATATAATCCTAAAGCAGTAGCATAAGTATAAAAATTAGAACCAGTAGCAAAATCTTTTAATGAACCACTAGCATAATTTGTAACTAAAGTTGGGTTATAGGATAAATTATAATCACTTTCCTTCACTAAACAACGAACTTCATGTTCATGTATAGTATATTCATTTTTAAAAGAAACACTAAATGATCCTGTATATAATGGCATGATTATAAATATTTTTTAACAATTTATTCCGGTATCTGATCCTATTACTCCGGAAACTCCTATATTATATATGTTAGTTGCACTGTCAGCTATAGAAGTAGCATTAGTTAATGCAGATCTATTACTTAAATATAATTGAACTCCTGTGCCTAAATATGGAGCTCCAGCATTTGCTACAGATTGAAGAACATATAAATCACTTGATGTAGTTCCACTCGTTCCAGGATTATAACTACAAGGAGTATACAATGTAATTAACTGTACTAACGCTTCAGTAGTAGTAGTTGTTGTTGTACTAGTTGTAGTTGTTGTGGTTGTAGTTGTAGTCGTAGTTGTTGTTGTAGTCGGTGCTGCCGTTGTTGTAGTAGTTGTTGTACTAGTTGTAGATGGAGAGGCCGTTGTTGTACTAGTTGTAGTACTCGTTGTTGTAGTTGGAACTGCTGTTGTTGTAGTTGTTGTTGTGCTTGTAGTTGTAGTTGGAGGAGTAGTAGTAACTACAGCAGTAATTTTACTTTTATTACTTATTATATTCCCACAATCATAACTAGCTTCTACTGTATAATATATTGTATATGTGCCTGCAGTAGTAGCATTCAATTCTATAGTACCATCTCCATTGTTAGTCCATGAAGCTAATTCACTAGCACTACCAGATAAAGTTAAAGTTGTATTATCTATAGTTCCTCCTCTTCCATTATCATTAGTTAAAGGAGATACTGTCTTAGGAGAATCAGTAGTTTGAAAATAAACAGTATCATTAAATGTTAAGGGAGGTAAAGGAAACATTGTTTGAAAAGACTGATTAGTTATCACAGCAATTCCTTGAGCATAGAATATATTTCCTATATAGCTATTAGCATCAATTATATTATCTGCAAAATAGCCAGCAGCATTAAAATATCCATTTTGAATATATATTTCAGCTGAGCCTTGTAATGTTAATAGATTTCCAAATCCATCATCTGTTATAAAATAGCCAGAAGAAGACAACATAAAGGTATAAGGTAATATTTTATTACCATATACATTTTGATTAACAGTTATAACTCTTATTCCTTCATTTGCTCCTGTTGGGAAATTTTTAACTAATTGTGATTTATCATTATATATAAAATATGAAGCTGTTGGTCTTTGTTGTGAAGCAGATTCATAATATATAGAATTAGCTAAAGATGATGTATTTAAAGAAGCAGTATATGTTTGATAAAATAAATGATTAATTTGAGCATAAACTAACCTTTCATATTGGTTTTCAGTTACAGGATCTGTATCGATAGAAAAAGCACCAGGAACATTAGTTCCTTTATATATTGTTAAATATTGAGAAGAAGTAGGATAAGGACAATAAGAAAGAGACCATTGTTTGTTAGCCTCATAAGGTACAACTGAAATATCTGATTTGATTAGATTTTTGAATGAAGACATGCATTAATAATCTAGTTTGATTCTAATTAAAGCTTCTTTAGTAAAGTCTTTTGTTAAAGGTCTACTTAACTTAGCTACCGCTAGTAACTCATTATTATCATTATATAATCCTACTGATGTTGGGAATGTCTGAGGATTATTAATTAATGTAGTATATAATAAATTACCATTATCATCTATAATAGATGGGTTAGTAGTATAATTAAATTCACTATTTTTCACACGTGTGAAGAAATAAGTTGAAGAAACTGTTTCTGATGATTGTAATCTAAACCCATTTCCTATTTTAATTGAATTAAGTAAAGCCCCGGACCCTGTTCCACTTATATTTGCTGTTAAACTTCCAGAATTTAATATAAGTAATCCCATATCTGGAAAGAAGAAACCATAGTTAGTTGCAGTACTATAAGCTCCATCAGTTAAACTTCCACTTATAATATTATAATATCTATTTTCTCCTATAAAGCGAGATAAATTAGTAGTTGTACTATCATCAATTAAAGTTAAACTAGCAGATAATTTTAATTCTAAAGACCCAGGTTGTAAACTTTCTTTATAACGAGAACGAGCAATGTTTATAGCATAAATACCATTTGATACAGTAGAACCATTAAATACAAAATTATTATTTTCAGTACCATAAACTAAATTTCTATATTCACCATATACAATACGAGTAGGAGTAGCTCCTGGTACTAATGAATTAATAGGAGTAGATCCAGATCCATTTAATGTACCATACTGAATAGCAAATTGTAAAGATTCAGTAGTTGCAGTATTATATACATTTAAATAATACTGAGTGTTATTACTTGCTGTATAAAATGATGCTAAGGTAGGTTCATCTTGGCTCCACAATCCTCTTACTACTGTTTCTGAACTTACTACTTGATCGTCTGTATTATATCTTACGAATGACATATTTTATTATATTAAAGTGTTGATACTTTTAAAATATTAAGAGGAATAGTAACTCTAGCTCCACTATCTCTACCAATAACGGTAATAGTAGTTGTTAAAGTAGACAAACTAGTTCCAAATAAAGTATTAATTGTAGTACCAGTTAGTGTAAATGAAGTTCCTACTTGAGTTACAGATATTACTGTACCTGTTGTTGTATTTAATCCTTGAATAGGAGCTGTAGTAGTAATACCAGTTCCAGTAAAGGTAGATACTAAACGAGAATCAGCAATTGTAGCAACATACCCATTAGCTTCAAAAGTACTTGTAGCACCCAAATAATTAAGTGTTTGTGGAGTAATTGTTAATGAAGCTCCTTGTTTAAGTGAAATTGAAGTATATCCAAGGTTAATTACTGGGAGTTTAGATGTTCCACGAGGTAGTGTTACAAGTTTGTAACGCATGATTTGTGAATCTTCAGGAAATGCTTCTATTACAGGTATATTTTCAATAGCTTCACCATAAAATGCAGAACCAGATGGGTGAGTTGGATTATATAAAGTATAATCAATTTCATCATCAGCTAATGCAAATTGTGTAATTTTGAATGAACCATCGTTACGAGCCAACAATTCACGACCCTTTGTGGTTAATATTGCATCTACAGTAATTGTTGTAGGATTTAAAATTGCCATATCAGTTTATTGTATATATTATAAATATATTAAAAATTAAATTTTATATTGTTGTACCTTGTTGATCAGCTAATAACTTTTGTTTTACTTGACGAGTTATAGTATCTATATTATCTAATACATCTGGAGCTATATTTTCAGGAATTACAAAGCCATATGAAGTTTTTCCACTGCGTTTTCTAAAAGAAGCATGAGCATTTGTTTCATCATTTAGTCTAGATAATAACAAAAAGCGCTGATAAGATTCAGACATTATATTATTAGCATGTTGATTAGACATTATTTTATCTAAATGTATTCTAAAAAAGCTACCAGAATATGATGAACTTATTATTCGATTTTCAACATAAGTTCCATCTGCTAAGTAAGTTAATACTATATCAGATTGTTTTGTAATGAATGGATAATCAACATCACCATAAATACTATATAAAGAACTTAAAGATCCTGTATCAGGATTAGGAACAAATTGATATCCATTATCATGAAAATTACTTAAGGCTACTGGGAATGTTATAATATTTGTACTTCCTCCTCCTTCAGCTATAGAAGAAGCAATTGAAGCAGAATGAAAATAAGGACAAGTAGCAGAAGCATATCCTGTAGAAGAAGCTAATGATCCTATTGTTAAGCTACCTTGAGATATAGATGATGTAAAATTATTATTACTAGAAGATATATTAAGAACAAAACATATTTCATCATTTTTTACTAGTCCATCTACAGGAAAATTATCAGGACGATTTATATATAATAATTTAGTAGCTTCTCCTAAACTAGGTAATTCAGGATTATCAACGTAATAAAAATTAGCAGATCCAACATTATATTCAACTACCCCATTAATACATGCTGGGCTTAGATTAGTAGCAGGAAAAGGTCCTGGTGAGAATGAGTAATATGGATTAAGTTGAGGACTAGATGGAGTACATGTTGTTGATGAACCAAATACTGGTTTAGTATATTTGTATAAAGTAGTTCCTGCTGGGTAACTAGTTCCTCCTAAATGAATACTTCTTCCTGTAATTATAATACTTGTATGAGATAAAGTACTACTTATTCCTTGCCATGGAGAGCTAATAAACCCAGATATAGCAGATCCTGTAGTTCCTCCTTGGTTAAGGTCCCATATTTCTGAATAGGTCAATAATGGAGTTCCATTTCGTAACATAGTAAGAGATCCAGTAACTAAATTATTTCCTCCAGTTACACTTACGGTTAAATTAAAACTAGCTTCAACTTTATGACCTCCAGATTCTTGTACTGAATATGTTGGAGGAGCTAAAGTAGTTCCTGGGGTGAAGATATTATCAGGATCTATTTCACTATTAAAAATATTATAGACATTAGAGCTAATTATAGGAAAAGTCATTGTTCCTGATCCACTTATAGTTCTAGGTTCAGGGCCATTATTAGCTGTTACTAAGTAACTATTAGATCCTCCTAGATTTTCAAAATATATTTTTTGACTTCCATTACAAGAACCAGTAAAATATAATATAGGATAATAAGAATAACCACTATCAAAAATTAATTTATCACCATCAGTAGTTTTCTGATTTCCAAATTTTTGATTATCAAATTGAGAAATATTAAATGTATTTCCTGCTATAAATGTTCTTTGTATATCTTCCCAATGTTTGTTACGTTGGTTTAATTCAGTTAATCCACCAAATTCATCTACAAGATATTTTAAAGATACTCTATTACGTCCTGGTAAAAATGATGAAGAAACAATTTCAGTAAATAATCCTATTTGTCTTACTTGCTTATCAGTTGTTGCTGTTTTACCATATGAATTATCACCAACGTATATTGAAGAAGCGGAAGTGTAGGTATTATAGAGTAAACTACTTATTTTAGTTCCATCATATCTAGCATTATTGTAAGTAGTAAGAGTTTGATATGAGTCTTGTAGTTCAGCAAAATAACTTGATGAATAACCTGCTAAGCTAAGAGGACTATTTTTTACATATATTGGTTGTAATAATCTACGATTTGAAGATAATATACTTTGAGATATATTATTAAATAATACACTATAATCTGAATGGTTAAATATGTTAAGGTCAACAGATGTTAAACTACTAGTAAGTAATAGATATGGATTAAAATTTTTAAGTATCCATTCATCTCCATATTCAATAGTACTACCTGTTATATCACCATCATAGTAGGCTATTTTATCACCTCCTAAACCATCATATAAATCTGTATATTCAGTTGTTATGGTAGGACCATCAATATTACCAGTATGTTCTTCTATTTCAGAAGTAGAAGAAGGATTAGCATAAACAAATTTATTTCGTTCTAATATAGGAGAACTAATTGTAACACCAGTTGAAAGATTTGCTCTTGCAGGAACAAAATCTTTAATCATTTTAAATAATGAATTATCAAAAAATTGTATTAAACGGATAAATCCGGCATAATCCATGTAAGCTGGATCAAAGTCATAATAAATATTTCGTTGTTGATCTAAAGAAGTATATGAACCACTATAGAGATATCCTGGATCTCCTATATAGTCATCTATATTCCATAATGGATCTGAGATAGCTATAGCAGCAGAAGCATATGTATTTATTTGATCTTCTGGTGAGAATGAAATATCTACATAATGATAATCTTCTGTTCTGAATTCTGTGGATTGGGAAGGGTATACTTGTAAGCTAGTATAAGGAGATAAAACACTTCCTGTATATATATTATTTGTTACTATTCTTACTTTTTGATCGGTATTATACTCATTTAAAGTATTATTTTTTAAATTACCACCATATTCTTTAACACCTAAAATGCTTCCTGTTATACCAAAAGTAGATACTAATGTTTGTAAACCATAAGTTGTACCTTTTGTTTTTAATAATAAAGGTAAATTATGATAAATACGCTTATATGTCTCAGCAAGTAAATCTTTACGTGGTATATTATTTAAATAAGAACCTGTGGGAGTAAAATTATTATCAAAATTAACACTACCACTATCTTGACCTACTAAGAAAAGATCATTATCTACATCCCCATATTTATTATATAATTTAGTTCCTAAAGACTGTAATACTGTATAAACTAAATCTTTAGAAACCCCTTTTTCAAGATTATTATTTGCTAAATTAATGTCAGTAACTGCTTTAAGATAAATCCATATATTATCAAAATAATGGCCTACCATATTAAGAAAAGTAAGGTAAGGATTATTAGATTCATCATCTCTAATAAAAGCAGGTACAGTAAATATTAAGTTATTTTGGTTAAAATCATCATAATATTCTGCACTAGAAGTAGCTGCATTAAACCATACTTCAGTAGTAGCAGAGCTAGTTGAAAGTAAAGTAAATGGTTTTGTTGAATTTGTTTTTGGATAAGGATTTATACCATATTCTAAAGAAGAAACTAATGTAGAACCACTTTCAAAATATAAATAATATTCAAATCCATCAAAATTAGAAATAATATTGTCTATACTAGCAGTAGCCCTATTAATATCTGTAATTAAATTAGGTTTACTAGAAGTTTGAGGAGTATAAATAGATATTAAACTATTATAATCCTCTATTTCTTTTACTTTATTATAAAAATTTACTGTTCTTTGTTTAGCTGAGCTAAAAAATACAAAATTAGAAAAATTACTATAGTCCGTATTTATATCAATACTTTGTGAAGTAATTAAACTTAAAAGTTGTTGATACGAAGAAGAAATATTTTGTAAACTATTTAATAAAGTATTATAATTTTGATATGAAGTATCAATATTATTTTTATTAGGTATTTCTATAGAGAAATTTGGACCCCTTAATTGAGAACCAGTCGGAGGTAAAATTAATTTATCTAAATTAATATCAAAAACATATGGATTTACCTTTTCTTCTACTATCCATAAAGAAGTTTTAACTTCTACCTCATCAGTTAATGGTTGATATAATTTAAACCATATTTCATATCCTGAATCTAATTTATTTAAAGCTACATTAACTGCTACTGATTGAATATTATTTCCAAAATTAACTAGATAGTTAACAAAATAAGCAGATCCAGAATATTCATTTATGAGAGATAAGGCTGAATTTTCTATTTGTTCATTTGTAAGAGTTGTAGATCCTACTTTTATTTCTGTTCTGTCAGAAGATATTTCTTTTAAAAATAATCCAGCACTAGGGTCAGAAACTCTATTACTAAAGAAATTATATTGAGTTTTAAATTCCCCTGATGTATAACCAAGATTTTGAATATCTTTAACAGGGTCTATTTCAATAATAGGTAAGGATCCATTTACTGGGTCTAGATATGAGTTAGCGGGTAATTTAAAATCTTTATAACTATAGTTAAAATTTAAAAGATTATCTCCAATATCATAAAGATAATACTCTATATAGTCATTGGATTGACCAAAATCTTCATTTAAGGTAAATGGATTAAGTAGATTAAGATCAGCATCATCATAACGAGATACCTGTTCTGTTGTTATAATTTCACCTACTATTTTAATATTATCTGCCATTATATATTACTAGTTGCTTTAGTCAATTCGTTTACTATAGTTTGAGTATCAAGTAATTGTTGTCTTAAAGAAGTAATTTCATCAAGTAAAGCTTGAACATCGTCTTGACTTAAACTTATACTAAGATAATCGGCTTCACGTTGTAAAATATACTGATGAGAATTGGTTTCACCTTCTCTAGGTATTTGATAAAATATTTGATCATATAATTCAAAAAAATCATCAGTAGTAAAAGATAATTCTTCTTCTGTTCCTTGAGAAGTAAATTGACTAAATTGGGTATCAATTACTCTACTATATTGATCTTTGTTAAATACTGTTTTTTGTACAGGTATTTGTGACATTATCTTATAACTTTAAAAATATAATTTTCATCAAACACTGTTGTTTCACCATTTGAAAAAACAGATTTAATTAGTACCTTATAATAACGTTCTGGTTCTAGCCCATTCATATATACTTTAAAATAATTACCACTTGAATCACAGCTTATTTTAGTATATGATGTATCATAATCTACGACAATTTCTTCAGTATCCAAATCTTTTATTGACCAATATGAAGAAGAAGGTAGTGCTTTTGTATTGGCATAACTAATAGATGTTCTAAAAGTTACAGATGGGTATTGGTCTCTAACATTTACTCTAAAACGTTGAATTGAATCTTGTTGAAATTCAGCTTTATTATTCCACATTGTTACAGCACATAAACTAGAAGTAAATACAGTTAATGATCCTGTAGTATATGATGAATCATCCCATTTAAATTCAAGAGCTGGGGGATATATAGTAGGAGTATTAGCTGAAAAGTATTTTAATTCAAATTTAGAAGCTGTAGTAAATTCTAAAGATGAAGAATGTTTTAAAATAAAACCATAATTACTAATAGAACTACTATTCCATGCTTTTACAGTATTGGTAACTTTTAATTCAATATCTTTATCAGATATATTATTAAAAGATTGAGTTGATTGATATAAAGAACTAGTCCACCAAGTTCCTCCACCTTCATTAGATCCTGTATAAGACGCAGTAGTACCAGAAATAAGAGAACCAGTAATCCATTCTATACTACCTGATTGGTTGGTAAACGTCCAACTAACTCCATCTGTGGTAGCAGGATTATTTGGTAAACGACCTGTACCTTTATTCCAATCTTGAGAAATAGGATGAGAGAATATTGTAAAATCTAATGGAACTGAAGTAGCATTAGCTAAATATAATTTCATATAAACATCAAAATTAGATCCTGATATTTTATTGGTAATAATATCAGAAATTTGATTTGATGGAAATTTTATTAAAAAACGAGATACTTCATTAGTTCCTGATATACTTCTGTATGTGCTTAGATCCAAAATCTCATCTATTCCTGTATTAGTTACAGGATAATATGAATAAAGAGTAGCAGTCTTTTCAGGAAATATTTTATAAACAGCCATAGTTAGTAATTACTACATATAAATATAGTAACTACCAAGCTATTTTATGCAAGCAAGGTATGATATTCTTTAAAATGCTTAATCCTGTCAGCTAAACCAATAGTACCACCATTTACGCGCTTTGTAACTTCTGTTACAACAGCATCAGTAGCACCTTTATCTGCAATTTTATGTAATCCGTTTTTATGAAAAAACCAAGCAGCAGATAATAATGGATATTTGGTTGCTACTAGATCTGGTGATTCAAGTAGGTTTTCAGGAACAACAGTATCAAATGCTTTATAGTTATCTTTTCCAGTCAATTGAATATATCCACGACCACGGAATTTAAATCCTTCACCTGATCCTTCAGGACCATTACCCATTCTGCTACCATATACTAAATTAGCAATCTTTGATGGATTTCTTTCGTATAATTTAGCTTTCTCTTCTGTTGGAAAATATTTCTTAAATATAGTCAATAAACCTTTTGCTCCGTAGTTTAAATTTTCGTTAACTGCTTTAAAACCGCCTGATTCATGGCCTGCTTGAGCAAGAAAATGTGCTAAACGAAGTGGGGTGTTTAATTCAAATTTAGCAATTGTGTCTGGTAGCTGAGCTATAACAGCATCAGGTATATGTCCTTTTAATTTTTCTAGTTTCATATTTTATTTTTAAGTTGTTACTACTCTTCCTTGAATATCTGTATTTGGATATCTAACTTCAAAAATTGCAGGATCCATAGATGGATAAACATTACCATTTCTGGTAGCTCCTGCTATGTCATATCCATAAGGGGAATATGTTATTTCTGTTGGATCTTGTTTATTAACTATTTCTAATTTTACAACAGATTGTACCCCTCTTATCTGTAATAATTTGCTTATAATGTCAGAAATTATAATTGGTTGATTAATTTGCCATTTATCTATATTAAAATAATCTTGTAAAACAGATATACAATTAGTTAATACTTCTTTATTAGAAAAACCACTTAATATAGTAATATCAAAATTAATTCCTATATTAATATAAAAAGCATCTCTAATATTAATAGCATCAGTAACCATTCTATATTCATTAATATAAGTTACTAAATTTTCTTTTAAAGTATTAGAAGCTTGAATTAATTGTTTATTATCATTAAAAGATAAAATATACAAATCTAAACTTAAAGGATTACCAGGTTGAGTATGTGCTACAGTTTGTTGTGAGTTTTCTCTAGTAAACTCTTGAGTAATGTATGCTTTAGATATAGTACCATAATTAGGAGGCATAGATAAAGCTCTTACTATATAATCATCTTTAGTTACTGCTCTTAATTGAGTTGAATAAGCATAAAGAGCATTTTGTCTAATTTCATCAACTGTATCTCCATTTCTCCCCCCTGTTGATGGGAGTGAATTATTAGATACTACACTATTACGAATAATAGTAGCAACTCCTGGTACTGGAGGGGTATTTTTAAAATAAATTCCAGAAGTATCTATAATTGTTAAATCATTAACTGGTACGTTTGAAGTAATTCCACCACCTACAAGATAATTTACTTGTAATGACCCAGAAGGTACTAAACCATATTCTTGGGTAAACATTACTGATGCTTCATTATAATTATTAGTTAATAATGAAATACCAGGTACTAATCCTAATTGAATAGTATCTGGTGTTGGGATAATTTGGTTGTCTGATTTATCTTGGGATAATCCTGCTCCAAATTCTAATTGTAAAGTATTATCAGAGAGTAATCTAGATACAAATCTTCTAGGAACTTTTTGTAATTGTAATAAATAAGGAGTTGGATCCGTTGGATATGCGGGGTTAGCAATTTTTGTAAAAATAGAACTTTGAGCTAAATATGGAACTTCGTACCATATATTTCCATCACTTCCCGTAACATTTAATATTTGTAATAAATTAGTATCGCTAATATTAGCAGTTGCAAATTTTTGATTACCTGTAAAACTAATAATAGTTGATTTTAATTCAGCAGATATAACAGGAACTGTTTTTTTAATTAAAAAATAAGGATCAGCAAAAGTTATTTCAGCACTACCTGTATTAGTAAAATCTATAGTTTCTGTAGTTAAAAATTTAATTCCTGTAGAATTAGAAGTAATAACAGTATTAGCTGGAATAATTAAACCATAGTTTGTAGTATCTGGAAATGTGGTACCTGGTAATAAATCAATTATAGTAGGAACTAATTGGTAAATATCGATAGTTGTAGTAGAAGCATAAGATGCTTTAGGGCGATAACCCATTATATAAGACATCGCATATAAATTTTCTTTTTCTTTAGCATATAAAAGAAAATTCTCTTGAGTTTGAGTATCAAGATAAAATGACATTACATCACCAACATAAGAAGCCATTTCGATAAATAAATTACCAGGAGTAGCTTCTGTAAAGTCGTTATATGTTGTTGGAAAGTAAGTTTTAGCATATTGCTGAAGTGCATTTTTAAAACTTGTAAAGTCCTTATTTAAATATGATATATTTTTTTCTTCAGCCATTATTATGTAAATTGTACTGTTACTTGATCAGGTGTATTGGATATATTTAATAAATAGCTTAAATTTAATTCTATAGAATTAGAATCATAGCCCGGAATTATATCTATGTTTACAACTGATATTTCAGGTATAAACATGTTGATACTATTTATAAGATCTAATCTTAAATTTTCAATATTAAAATCAGTTATACCTTCAAATAAAAACTCTCTTAATCCTGTACCAAAAAGAGGATTCATTATTCTTTCTCCTCTAGATGTTAATAGTAGATTAATTAAATTAGATTTAATTTGGTCTTTAGTAGTATAAGTACTAGTAAAGGGTTTATTAAAAGGTAAAGATACCCCAATAGCAATATTCTTTTGTAAATCTAAAGGATTTACTCGTATCGTTTGAGGTATCGGCATATTAATCTAAATTTCTTAATCCAGCTCTATCATGAGCACTCATATTAGCACCAGCATCAGCAATAAAAGCAGCAAATGGATTATCAGAAGCAGGATCAACCTTTAATTGAGGTTGCTGTTCATATCCGAACATAGATCCCATTTTACTACGTAAAGCAGCTTTAGCTTCATTATTACCACCTGTTGGTACATCACTACTAGTAAAACTAAATGTTTTACTTTCGTTTAATTCTTGTTTTTTCTGTTCTAATAAAAGAACACCGATTTCTTCACGAACTGCTTCGCGAACGGCTTCTTTAATTAAATTTTTAAATACCTTAGCATTCATAATTATAAATATTTAACCTTGTAAATTTTGTTGATCAATAATTAGTTTTAGTTGTTCTATTAAATCATTTGGATCTTGTGTAAATGAGTATTCACTTTTAACTGATTCTACTCCACGGCTATTAATAGCTACAGCATAACGACGTTTATTACCTTTAACAACAAATTGAGGATTATTTTGTTCTTCTTTAATAGCAAATTTAAATCCTTTATAAGATCCATAATCTCTACCAGAAGACCCATAATCTCCACCAGTTGGTAGGAATACATTTGATAATTCAGTTAATTGTTGTTCAGTTAAGTTATCTATAGCTTTATTATCTAATTTTAAACTAATTTGTTTTAAACGTTCTTTTAATTCTATTAATCTACTTATTTCATTAGATAATAATACAGAAATTATAGTTAATAAAACACTTATAGCAGATAATAATCTTATAATTTTTTGAAGTCGAGGTTGAAGTTCAACTTTTAAAGGAAGTAAAAACGGAATAGGTAAACTAAGAATTCTTTCTATTACTACTAATACTAAAGATATAATAATTACAACAGCATTAATAGTTTTAACTATTTTATTAATGTTATCTATCTTTTTAATACTATTATTGATTAACAATATAGCATTATTTCTTAAATTAGTAGCTATTGTTACCGTTGTTTCATCTTTAACTTGAGTATCTATATATATGTTTACTTGATCTACTAATTCTTCTAATTTTTTTCTTTGAGAAATAAGTATTGAAAGGTTATTTGATAATTGAAGAGATAAAATTGAAGCTAGAGTTTTAGTTGGGTTAGATAACACTTGTTTAGCTAAATCTTTTTTTGATTTATTCTCAGTTTCCCTTACAACTTTATCTAAATTTTTAATTTCTCTACTTATAATATTTTGATTTTCTTTAAGAGGAGTATAAGGATTATTTATTATATTATTTTTATCTAACTGTAATTTAGCTTGATTTAAACTAATAATTGCTTTTGAAGCTATTAAAGAAGCTGAGGCTGTTTCTATTATTTTATTATATTGGTCTTGGGTAATTTGTTTAGTATTAAGTTTATATATAGCGTCTTCTTCGGTTTTGCTCTTTTCAATTCCTGCTTCTTGTTCTTTTTTAGTCAAAATATCAAGTTCATTATCTAATTGAGCTGTTTTAGTTTGGTCTCCTATTATAAGTATTTCTTTACTCTTATCTTTAAGTTGAGATCCAAAAGATTTAATAGGAGCTGCCTTAGATATTGTTTCTACTATATTAGGAGATATAATAGGTGATATATTAATTTTATTAGACATTATACAGTAAATACTTTTTTAGAAGTAATATTATTTAATAATTTATTTAATTGTTTAATATCTCCAGCTAAATCAGTTCCGGCTGCTTTTAAAGATACTATAGGACTTCCTTCAGCTGTACTAACAGCACTTGATAAATAACCAGCAAGCCTATTTAAAGTTTTATTTAATTGAATTAATAATCTTACAGTTTCATTTCCTAATAAAACAGGTTGGGGTATGTTGGTAGAACTATAAGGGCCTAAAAAAACATTATTAGAATTTAAATGAACTCGTTCATCAGCATTTAAATTAATAACATTTTTAGTATTAATTTCAACATTTGTTTTAGCAAATATCATTACCTCGTCCTTCTTAGAATTTATAATAATTCTATTACTATTAATAATAGCTTGAGCCCCAAAATAATCAGGTACATTTAAAGGATTAGTTAAATTATTTAAAACTCCATTTTTATCTGTTTGAAGTGGAAGCTGTTGGGTTGAAGTAAGATAAATAGAAGAAAGATCTTTATTTATTTGTTCAACATGAAATTTTTCATCTGGGTTATAGTTAAATCCATTTGTTAAGATAGTAATAGGATCTATATTACTACCCACATTACTCCATTCATTTATACTTCTATATAACTTTGTAGTTGAACTAAATCTTAAAGCAGCACCCTGTCTACCTTGCAATATATGATCTCCTTCAAAAGGTAATAAGGTTTTAATTTGAGGATTTTCAACAAATGTAACTCCTATACTATCATTTTTATTAGCAGGTTGAGAATTTTGTTGTTGATTATTCCATATATTAATAGAAGCAATATAATATTTTTGAGGAGCATTATTTGAAATTTGAGATATAGGTGATGCAAGATCTTCTAAAAAGACTAATTCACCTAATACTGGATAGTACTGAAATTGGGGATAAAGAGGTTTAGCTATTTTGCAAGTATCTAAAAAAGAGTTTTCAACAGTTCCACTTATATTTACTGATTGATCATAAGGAAGATAAAATATAGTTCCTATACCATTCCAACCTCCTGCTTTTAAAAACATAGCTGGAGTTGGGGTATTTTCTGTGGTTACTACTCCATATACTCTTCCTACTTGAGCTCTTTTAAAAGAAGATGCACCTCCTCTTCCAACTGAAGCAACAACAGATGATAAATTATCTCTAACTCTTATACTCATTTATTTTCAATTTGAGGTATAGGTGGAACTTGCTCTAACAATTTATTACCTTGCTCTTGAATCGTTTTTTGTTCTTCAAGTAATGCATTAATTTCATCCATATCTATAAACCCTGTATCTTGAGTAGTATTCATAGTTGCAGCACGTTGTGCAATACCTGCCATTTTAATCAATTGTTCGTTATTTTTAACATTAACATCAATTAAATCTTTAACAGTAGGCATTAACATCACGGCGGAACCTGCATTAGATGTAGCAATAGGTTTAAGGGTATCGATTAATTCATTAATTTGTTTATCAACATCTTTATTATTCCTATGTATCTGCTTAAACAGGTCTGCTAGTGATGTGTTTCCAAATATTGTAACATCATCAAAATTAGACATAATTCGCGTTTAACAATAAATATTTATAATTAAATTTTTATATATCCATTACTATAATACTCATTATATAATTGAACATAAATGAGTTTAAGTTTTTTAATTATCTTAGTAATTTGAGGTGTAGATACATCTGTTATTTCACGGATATAAATGTACAGTGCCTTTTTATTAAATATTTCTAGCGTTTCACGTTTACGGAATAATTCTACAATTGCATCCGCTGTTTGAGCGTCTTGTTTTTTAGGAAATAATTTGTATATATGGGTATCAATATATTTAATGTATTGATCCATAAAATTATTTTCATTAAACATATTCTCTATACTCTTATCGTTTTCGTATAAATGCATTTGATCCTCATCAGATTCATCTACATCTACTTTTTCCTGTAGTTTACGATAATTGTTTTCATTATATACAATGAGGTAACGTTTAGCAATCGTGCCGAAATAAGAAAAAGCCTTACCTTTTTCTGGTTTATAAAGGTGTAGCTTTTCAAGTAAAAATGTGATAACCTCGTGTTTAAGCTCTTCTATCGTATCTGTATCTGTATAGTAGAATTTAAATGTATGAATGATATTTTCGGCTAATTTATAAAAACCATATTCAATACGCTCATTATAAATACGATTACGTTCAGCAATATCAACAGTAACAAGATACTCTACAATAGCATCTTCAGTATCCTGGGTAAAATAGATACGAGGTTCTTTTGGTTTACGTTTACGTGGTTTACCTCGTTTAGTTAATGCTAATTTATCATCATCAAATATATCAGCGCCGTATGTATCAAAATATGACATAGTGATTTCCTAATTTTTAATCCCAATATAATGAGAGAAAATCACATAACCAAATTATTTTCTAGTATTGAACTCGTTAAGTACGTCTTGTATTTCTTTTAAATTTTTAAAGAAAGTACCTACTTCATCATCAGATCTAAAAGCACCCATTGCGTCGAGTTCTTCTAATTTTTGTTGAGAACTTTGAATTACAATACTAATTGCATCAAGATATTGTTGTTGTTGAATAACTGCTTTTTCAAGTATACTATTACGTCTAATTAGTAAAAATATACCAACAGCAATTAATTCAGCAACGTGTATTCCTATTAACCAAATCCACATAATATTATCTATTAGCGAATTGTTGTTCGAAATTATCATTTTCTAAAGAAATAACTTCACGAGTTTTTTCAACTTGTTCTTTTAATAAATCAACAGATTCTAAAATTAAATCTTGATCCATATTTCTATTAACTTGAAGTTGAATTTTATTAGCAATAGCTTCTAGTTGTGTTAATTTGTCTAATACATTGTTTTTATAACGCATAATATATGTTTATATATAAATATATGATAATCCCGGTTCCCATACCCTCGACGGTTTCTCCCATTCCCCTATTTCTAACCCAACCGTAGGATGAAGTTACCAAATTTTCTTTATAAAGCCAAAGAAAAGGTGCCTTTTTTTAAGACACCTTTCTACTTTATATTTTTATTAGGTAATAATTACATACCACCGCTCATCTTGCTACCAATAGCTTTCTTTAAATCATTTTTAATTTGAGCTTTTTCTTCTGGAGATTTAGCTGATTTTAGAGCTTTAATAAATGGAACTAAAATAGCTGTACCAACACCTAAAAGT